CCGCAGACGATTTCCGTCACCACGACCGGCTTGACCTTGGCACAGATCACAGACGCCTTGCGCACGGCGTATAATGCCAATGCAACCGTCTGGCGGTCTGGCACGACTGGGTGCTTCGTCCAGGACAGCACCAACCTGGTGTTCAGCTTCCCCCCGTCCGACGCAATGGTGGTGACTGGCAACGTCACTGGCGCGGCGACAGAAACACTGACAATCGCCCAAGGGCCGACTTCCGACACGGCGAATATCGCTATCGGCTACGGCGCGATGCCGGCCTACTATCTGACCACCGGCAACACGAACATCGCCATCGGCGAAAACACGCTGTATTCCGCGACATCGGCCAATTTTAACATCGCCATTGGCTCTCAGGCTGGTTACGCCACAACAACTGCGACCCGCAACATTCTGATCGGCGATAGCGCCGGCGCCGCGCTCACCACAAGTGGCAGCAACGTCATTATCGGGCCGCAGGCGGGCACCCTGGCAACAGGAGCCAACGGCACGCTGATCGGTTACCGGGCAGGGTGGAAGCTCACGACCGGCAACAACAACACTGTTGTCGGCAACAACGCGATGGCGAATGCCACCACAGCGTTCAGCAACACTGTGGTGGGTATGAACGCAATGGGGTCGGGCGCGGCTACCGGACAGCAGAATGCTGTCTTCGGCTACACCGCGCTGCAAAACCAGGCAAGCAGCCTGAGTTTTACGACCGCCATCGGCGCGCAGGCCATGGCGAGCTACACCGGGAACGACAACAACACGCCCAACGCCAACGTTGCAGTCGGGTTTGCAACTTTCAACGGCTCAAGCGGGTCTGGTGTCCGGAACACCGTCGTTGGCGGCAAGTCGGCAAACGTCATGACTTCGGCGAGCGACAATACGTTCGTCGGCAACCAGACGGGCCTTGTCGTCACCACTGGCGGCAACAACACGATCATCGGTTCCCAGGTCGCGAAGACGACGCTGGCGACAGGCACTGGCAACATCCTGATCGGTGTGGACAGCAACACCGATACGGCATCGTCCAGCACCAGCAACACGCTCCAGATCCGCGGCTCGGGGGCGTCGGTGACGCCGGTCATCCAGGCGACTGGCATTAATGGTCTGAACCCCAAGGTGGCCATTGCCGCCGGCACCGGTGCCGTTGCGCCGGTTGCTGGCACAGACATCCCGGACAAGACCTTCATGGCCTGGAAGAACACCGGCGATGGCACGGTGAAACTGTATTTCAACGACGGCGGCTCGCTGAAGTCCGTTGCGCTGACGTAGCATGGCGGACACCGATACGGCCGGCAAGGTCTCCCCCGCCGACTACGGCGAGGGCGACGCGGGGAAGGCTGCGCGCTGGCACGCCGAAATCAAGCTGGCGCTGAAGGGTTCGGAGCGCTGGCTGAAGGACTGCCGCAAGGTCGAGGATCGCTACCGCGATGAGCGGCGCAACAGCGACACCGACAGTGCGCGGTTCAACGTGCTGTGGTCGAACATCGAGACGCTGAAGCCGGCGGTCTACGCCCGGCCGCCGGTGCCGGTGGTGACGCGGCGGTTCCGCGACAGCGACCCTGTGGCCAGGGCGGCGGCGCTGATCCTCCAGCGCAATCTTCAGCACGCGATCGAAGAAGGCGACCTGCACCATCGGATCAAGATGGCGCGGGATGACTATCTCCTGTTTGCCCGGGGAACCTTGTGGGCCCGGTATGAGCCGCACATGCAGGGCACCACCGACGAGGTGGCGATAGAAGGCCCGCAGGTTGACGGTGACAGCGAGAATGAGCGGCTCGAAGTCGTTTACGAGGAAGTCGAGTGGGATTTCGTCCACCGTGACGATTTCCTGCACGGCGCGGCTCGCATCTGGGCCGAAGTGCCGTGGGTCGGCCGCCGGGTGCGGATGACACGCGACCAAGGCGTGAAGCGGTTCGGCAAGAAATTCAAGGATGTGCCGCTGAACTGGAAGCCAAACCACATCACCGACGCGGAGGTGGAGGAGAACCAGGCGTTTCTTCGGGCTGTGGTCTACGAGATCTGGGACATTGAGACTCGAACTGTCTGGTGGGGCGCTGACGGCTACGATGACACTCTGGACGAGCTGGAGGACCCGCTTGGCCTAGCGGCGTTCTGGCCGTGCCCGCGGCCGCTCTACGGCACGCTGACCAACGAAAGCCTGATGCCGATCCCTGATTACATGGAGTATCAGGATCAGGCGCTCGAACTTGATCGGCTGACCGGGCGTATCGACAAAATCACCGAAGCTGTGAAGGTTGTCGGCGTCTATGACAATCGGTTTGATGCGTTGGGCCGCGTGTTCGAAGAAGGCACGGACAACGAGCTATTCCCGGTTGACAACTACGCGGAGCTTCAAGCCAAGGGTGGCCTGGATGGCGCTTTTGACCTGATCGACACGTCATCGATCGCCTCGGTGCTAGAGACGCTGTTCAACGTCCGCACTTCGGCCAAGAACGACCTGTACGAGATCACCGGGATTGCGGACATCATCCGCGGGTCTACCGCCCCGGAGGAGACCGCGACGGCCCAGCGGATCAAGGGCCGATATGCCACGCTGCGTCTGTCCGATCGGCAACTGGAGATGGCGCGCTTCGTCCGCGATCTGTTGAGAATTACCGCCGAGATCATCTGCCGCCACTTCGCGCCACAGACCATGCTGTTGGCGAGCAATTTCCGCGAGAGCGAGGTTGTTGAAGACGAAACAGCGATGCCGGAAGGCATGCTGACCGCCCAGGCAATTGCTCTGCTGAAAGACGACAGGCTGCGGACGTTTCGGGTCGATGTGGAAGACAAGTCCACGATCGCCATGGACGACGAGGAGGAGAAGCAAGGCCGCACTGAGTTCCTGACCGCGGTCGGGGCGTTCCTCAAAGAAGCCGTCGCGATCCCGCCGCAACTGGCGCCGATCCTGGTTCCGGTGCTGGGCAAGATGCTGCTGTTTGGCGTGCGTGGTTTCCGCGCCGGTGTTGAGATGGAAACGGCGCTTGAAGACGCGGTGCAGAAGCTGACGCAGCAGACGCAGGCCATGGCTAAGCAACCACCGCCGCCTGATCCGGACATGATCAAGGCGCAAACGGAGCAGGCCAAGGTGCAGGCCGACATCGCCATGCAGCAGCAGCAGATGCAGCACGACGCTCAGGTCAAAGCGGCCGAGTTGCAGGTCAAGCAACAGGAAATGGCTGTCGCCGCTGAGCAGGCGAAAGTCCAGAACGCGCAGGACTACACGCAGCACCAGATCGCAATCGACAAGGCGCAATTGGAGCGTGAGCGGTTTGCGCACGAGGCGCAACAGGCCGAGCGTGAGCACCAATTGGAACTCATGAAGGTCGCTCTGGAAGCCCGGAAACTCGATCTGGAGGAGCAGAAGCTACACGTCTCGGCTGCCCAGGGCGCGCGTGACAGCGACATCAAGGAGAAGTCCTTGGAGAAGGCCGACAGTGACGCTTAGCCCCGCCACGCTGAAGGATTTCGTCATTACGACGCTGCTCGCCGAGGGGCGGCTGGTCGATGGCGAATGGGTTGACCGGGTGGTGAGCGCGGCCAGCGCCGCGGCATCGATGATCGGCCAGTTCGACATCATCAACAAGGAGATGAGCAGGCTGCATGTGGCCATTCTCGAAAGCTAGACACCCACCCAAGCCACCGGAATGGCGCGAAATCATCGAAACTGTGATTCGTAATCGCGCGTGTAAGACAGGGGTTACAACCGCCAATGATCCGGCTTGGATCGATTGCATGTCGGCTGAAGCGGAGCGTCGCGCATCACTTTCTAGGTTGCATGCTGTTACTTACTTAGAGCGCGAAATTCTTGCGTATGAGAAGCAATATGGCTCGCTACATCTGGCACAATGACCAATGGGTGCCGGCGGTGCGCGTGTCGCGCCCGTCTGTGTTCCCGTCAATCATCCGGGATGGCATGGACGCGCTGCTGCACCCGGCAACCGGTGTGGTGACGGACAGCAAGGCTGAGTTCCGGCGCATGACCCGTGAGCGCGGCTATGAGGAGATCGGCAACGAGGTGGAGGCACATCTCGCCCCGCGTGAGCGGGCTCGCGACGCCAACCTGAAAGCCGACATCGCCCAGGCGTGGGAGATGGTGGAGCAGGGCTATCGGCCCGATCCGGTCGAGACTGCTGATGCGGATATCCGCATAATCTAAGGGGTTTCATGTCAGAGACGATTGACACCGCCCAGGCGCCAGAGCCTGCCGGCGACGATCTGCGTTCCGTGCTTTCCGCCGCATGGGATGAACACGAGACAGTAGAGACAGAAGATACCGGCCGCCAGCGTGATGAGCGCGGGCGCTTCGCGTCCTCCCAACCGGTTGAGGATGCACCGGACACCGAGACACCTGACCAGCCCGAGGCCAAAGCGGACGAACCGGCGACGCCGGCCATCGAACCGCCACAGTCATGGTCAGCAGACGAGAAAGCCCATTGGGCCAGTCTTTCTCCCGCCGCACAGGAGACGATCCTGCGGCGCGAGCGCGACATGGACAAGGTTTTGTCTGAGCGGGCGGCAGAGCAGCGCGACTGGACCCCGCTGCGCGAGGCTTTGGAGCCGTATCGATCTGACTTTGCAATGCGCGGACTGGCGCCGCACCAGGCTGTTCAACAGCTCCTGGCGGCCGAGGAGTGGCTACGCAAAGACCCGGATCGGGCGTTCCCAGAGTTGATGCGGCAGTACGGTTACGACCCGCGCCGGCTCGGTCTGAACGTGCCCCCACAGGCGCAGCAGGCCCCAACGCAACAGTTCAACGATCCCCGCGTCGATCGCCTCATCGCTGATATGCAGGCGCGACAGCAGCAGGATACGCTGGCGCAGATCAAGGCGTTTGCGGACGATCCGGCACACCCGCACTTCGATGATGTCAAGCAAGACATGGGTCGATTGATTGCGGCCAATCCGGACATGTCGATGAAGCGCGCCTATGAGATCGCCGTAGCAGCCAACTCCGATGTGCAAGCCAAGATCCGCGCGGCAGCCGACAAGGCAGCGCGTGAAAAGGCAGCCAAGGAAGCGGCTGAGAAGGCGGAAGCAGCCAAGCGTGCCGCTGTCAGTGTGCGGGATCGTGGCGCCTCGGGTGGAAGCCCAGCGCCAGCACGGCACTTGAGCGTTCGGGAAAACCTGCTCGCAGCCTGGGAGGGGGTCTGACACACCCTTGATCCAGGAGTAACAGGCGATGGCATCGCCAAATCTTTCCGAAATCGTCACGACAACTCTGCGCAATCGTTCCGGCGTGCTTGCCGACAACGTGTCGCGCAACAACGCTTTGCTCTCTCGGCTGAAGGAGCGTGGCCGGACAAAGCCCTTCGGCGGTGGCCGCACCATTGTCGAGGAGATCATGTATGCCAACAACGGCACGTATAAGCGGTACAGCGGCTACGAAGCCCTGAACATCACGCCCAGTGATGTGTTCACGGCGGCAGAGTTCGCGATCCGTCAGTCTGCCGTGGCCATCTCGATCTCCGGGCTGGAAATGCTCCAGAACCGCGGCAAGGAAGCGGTCATCGACCTGCTCGACAGCCGCATCGAAAACGCCGAGATCACGCTGACCAACGGCCTGAGCTACGACGTCTATTCGGACGGTTCGCAGAGCGGCCAGATGAACGGTTTGCAGACGCTGGTGTCTTCGTCCCCGACGAGCGGCACCATCGGCGGCATCGACCGTGCGTCCTGGGTGTTCTGGCGCAACCTGAAGTTCAGCGGCTCCTCGGATGGCGGCTCGGCAACGTCCGCCTCGAACATCCAGAGCTATATGAACCGTCTGGTTGTGCAGCTTGTCCGCGGCGCTGATGGTCCCGACCTGATCGTTGCCGACAACACCTACTACCGCCTGTATCTGGAGAGCCTCCAGGCCATTCAGCGCATCACCAGTTCCGGCAGCAGCCAAGCCGGTGCGGGCTTCGCATCCCTGGCATACTACGGCTCGGGTCGCGAAATCCAGGTGGTGCTAGACGGCGGTTTCCAAGGCTCGACCTCGGACGGCAACACCTTCGGTTCCGGCGGTGCGGGTGCAGTCGGCGGTGCTCCGTCTGCGACCATGTATTTCCTTAACGAATCAGCGACCATTCACTGATTCACGGGGCCATCTTTCAGTAACGGGTCGAACGACACGTGTTTGGCGTCATAGATCATTCGGCAAAGGGTTTCGCGGTATTCGCGAATTTCCTCACGCCGTTCATGACATCTGTGACCGCCGCCGAGCTTGTGCCGGTATTCGTCGATACTGGCTTGAAGTTTAAGGGCAAGCTCGGCTTGGTCTTTTTTGACAATCAGATGGGGCAGCACCCTTCTCAGGAAGGATGCGGCGATCTGGCTGGCGACAACCCATCCGAACTGGATGCGGTTCTTGTCGCTTCGCAAGTCATGCCGATTGTTGTGCAGGCTCCCGCCATAAGCGGCTGCAAGAGCCTCAATGACAGGACGGTGCGTCATGCCGATGCCAGCCATAACCTGCCATCTGATGTGAGGGGAATTGGGTTTCTGCCATCTTGCGATGCGCACATAACCTTCCCCGTCGAACAGACCAGCTGCGTAGATATCGTTCATTTAGACCCGCCAGGGATTGATGGGATAGTGGCGAATTCGGTGGAAACCCGATGCCCGGCCGAAAGGCGCGGAAGGGCAATACCGAGCCAAGCAGGCAGTAGACGACTGCCGGGCGTGTGTAACGAGCATGTGCCACTCGCGGAAGCGGAGATGTGCTCTGGACTGCATGGGAACATGCAGAGGTCGGCAGAAATGACCGGCCCGGACAATGTATTCATGACGCGTAATATACATTGTCAGGTAACAGCCTGCAACACGAAGTACCTGCACTACCGCCCGCACCGCGACCGCAACTGCGTCCCGCTCGACCCAGACCGTTTCAGTGTCAACCAGGACGCGATGGTTAAGCTTATCGGATGGGCTGGCAACATGACCATCTCGAACTGCGCCCTCCAGGGCGTGCTCGTGGCGTAAGGAGGCGACCATGGCAATCGGTTCTACCATTGGCTTTGCCGGCGCCGTCACCAACGCCGCGCTCACGGTCTCGACCAGCACTCCGGAATATCCCGGCGCACCGATCACGGTGGGTCAGCGTATCATTGCGGATGCGGGTGCGGAGTGGGTCTATGTTCAGGTGGCGAGCTCGAAGTCCTGCACTGCTGGCGACTTCGTGGTCGTTACCAACCACTCCACCTGGAAGATCGACCAGCTTTCGAACACCACCGGCAAGAACTTTCTTGGTTCGATGGTGGGCGTGGCTGGTGCGACGGCGACCGCCGGCCAGTATCTCTGGATTCAGATCCGGGGCTACGCCGCCAGCGTCAACTGCGCGACTTCCTCGACCGCCTTCACCACGCTGCACACAAGCAGCACGGCCGGGCGTTCGACCACCACGGGCAGCGCCGGTAACAGCGCCATCATCAACGGTGCCGTCATTCTGGCGACGGCAGCGAGCAACACCGCCGCAGCGAACCTGTTCGGCGCGACGGTGGGTGCGAACGACTAAGCGTAGGGGGCGGCGCTGGTGCCGCCCCTTCTTCTTTACGAGGTTGCATGTTCGGTTCCCCCATCATTCCGCAAAACATCCATCAGACTGGCGTCGGGCAGGTGTCCTACGCCGAAGATGACCGGATGCTCGTCTGGTTTTTCCGCAAGTCGATCCAGAACGGCGCGCAGTCGGAGGCCGAGGGGCGGCCGATCTTCGAAGGCAAGGATTACGTTCACATTCAGCAGCCCGGCGAGCGCGACTACATTGAGCGCGAGGCGCATCAGGGCGACATCGGCCGGTGGCCGCGCCACTGGCAGGCATACCAGGAAGGGCGGGAGCAGGATCAGGCGGGAACGCCGATCGCCACGTTGTATCCGACCAATCCCGAGGTCGTTGATATGATGCGGGCATTGAAAGTCTCGACGGTTGAGCAACTGGCCAACCTGACCGAGCAGGGCATTGCCCGCATGGGCATGGGTGCCAGAGCGCACGTCCAGCGCGCCAAGGATTTCTTGGAGGCCGCCAAGGGCATGGCCCACGCGCACGCGCTCCAGAGGCAGATCGAGGAGCGGGACGATCGGATCGCGACGCTGGAGCAGCGCCTGGCAGCGCTGGAGGCGGCGGCTGAGAAACGCGGCCGCAAGGCTAAGGACGACGAATGACATCAACCCTCCTCTCGCTCGTCCAGACGGTGCAAGCGGAACTGAACCTGTTTCCGCAGGCAACGTCCGTGTCCGGCGCCACCGATGATCAGACCATCCAGTTGTTCACGCTGATCAACGCTGTCGGCCGCGAACTGATGGTGGAGCGCGACTGGCGCTCGCTGGAGGAGGAGGGGATTATCTCTGTCATCCCGCCCGTAACGACAACGGGCAACACGACGCAGCAATCGGCTGTGGTGACAGGGATCGGCAGCCTGACCGGCGTCGCAGCCACAACCTGGGTGTGCCAGGGTCAGACCATCGCCCAGGCTGCGCGGGTGGTGAGCGTCGATAGCTCGAGCCAAGTCACGCTCAATGAGCAGTCCACAGCGACGCTGACGGGCATCTCGCTGACGTTCAGCCAGGACACCTACGCCATCCCGGCGGATTTCTCGCACTTCGTGAATGGCACGGCGTGGGATCGAACGCGTCGTTGGCAACTGTTGGGTCCGACATCGCCGCAAGAGGACCAGTGGATGCGGTCTGGCATCGCGGCCATTGGCCCGCGCCGGCGGTTCCGCCAGGTCGGCCGCGGTGTAAACTCATTCCGGATCTGGCCGCCGCCGGCCGCGACCGACACGCCGTCAACGCTGGTGTTCGACTACATCTCGTCCTACTGGGCGCAGGACACCAACGGCGTGCCCAAGGCAGCGTTCACGGCTGATACCGACACGTGCGTCTACCCTGACGATGTCATGATCAAGGGGCTGAAGTACAAGTTCTTCCTGGTCAAAGGCTTCGATGTCAGCACTTATCGCGCGGAGTATATGCAGGCGCGTGACGTGGCGATGGCGCAGGACGGCGGGGCGCGCACCGTGCGCATGGGTCGGAAGCGCTGGCCGGTGCTGATCAGCGGCGCCAACATCCCTGATGCCGGGTTCGGCAGCGCGACGGGCAGCTAATGCCTCTCCAGCTTGTCTCCTACCTCTCGCCGACAGGCGGATGGAACGTCTTCTCGTCGCTGGACAACATGGCCGAGGGCGATGCTGTCATCCTCGACAACTTCTTCCCGGAGACCTCATACTGCCGGCTGCGCCGCGGCTACACCGAGTTCTGCGCCACCGGCGAGACCGATCCGGTGCAGACGCTGTTTGAGTATAATGGCGGGGCGGCGAGCAAGCTCCTGGCGGCGGCCGGCGGCGCCATCTACGACGTGACCAGCGGCACGGCGTCGTCACTAACCACCGGCAAGGGCTCTGACATCTGGAGCTACACGAATTACGCATCGGCCGCCGGCAAATTCATCCTGGCCGCGAACGATAGCGGCGCCGACAAGCCCATCGTCTATGACGGGTCCACAATCGCAAATGTGGTGGTGACCGGCGTCACGGACACAGAGCTATCTCAGGTTCACCTCTACGCCGAGCGCGTCTTCTACGTGAAGCGGAACACGCTGGAGGTCTGGTACACGACGGCCGGCGCCTACCAGGGCGCGCTGACAAAGTTTGATTTCGGGCCGATCTGCAAGCGCGGCGGGTCGATTGCCAACGTCTCGACCTGGACGCGAGACAACGGCTTCGGCGGGTCGGATGACCTGTTCGTGGTGGTGACCACGAAGGGTGAGGTGCTCCTCTACAACGGCACCAACCCAGGCGATCCGGCTGCGTGGAGCATGCTCGGCCGGTTTGTCGTTGGTGAGCCTGTTGCTGGGCCGCGCTGTGTTGTGAGCACCGGCCCAGACATGCTGCTGATCTGCGAGGATGGGTTTCAGCCGCTCACGCAATATCTGCAACTCGGCGAGACGCGCGCCGCCGTCACGAACCTGGCCGTGAAGATCGGCAATGCGGCATCGGATGCGGTTCGGGCATACAAGACCAACGCCGGCTGGCAGGGCTTCCTGTATCCCGCCGGCACGGCCCTGATGATCAACATCCCGGTCGATACGACTGCCGGCACGTTTTACCAGTATGTCGTGAACACCACGACGGGCGCTTGGTGCCGATACTTAAACCTGAACGCCTATTGCTGGGCGAAGATGGCGACGCGCCCCTATTTCGGCGGCGCCGATGGCAAGGTTTACCTATGGGATACCGGTGCGTCGGACGCCGGCGCCAACATTACCGGCGAGATCTGCACCGCGTTCAAATATGCGGGCGCAAGAGGTGTGCAGAAGCGCTTCACGATGGCCAGGCCGGTTCTCCAGACCAACGGCAATCTGGCCTACTCAATGGGTGTCGGCATTGACTTCGACGTGTCCGGCGTCCTGCAAACGATCAACAGCAACTACCCAGCCGGTGGCCTCTGGGGCACGGGGCTTTGGGGTTCCACACTCTGGGGTCTGGGCAACACCTCGCTGTTCAAACGCTGGGTGGGCGTGTCGGGCCTTGGCTTCGCCGCGGCCGTGCGGCTGAAGATCAGCACAGGCTCGGTGAGCGTGAACGTCAACAGTTTCGATCTGATGTTTGAGCAGGGCGGCGTGCTTTGAGACTGATCCTCGGCCACGATGAGAAACTGGCGGCCTGGGCCGCGCGTCACATCCCGAACGTCGGAGATGCCGGATTTGGCCCGTGCCGGACAATCGGGATTGCCTCTGGCGACAGGCTTTACGCGGTGGCGGTGTATCACAACTACATCCCGCGCTACGGCGTCTGCGAACTGTCCTTTGCCGCGGTCACGCCGCGCTGGGCCACGCGCGAGACGCTCCGGACGGTGCTGGGCATCCCGTTTGATCAATACGGTTGCCGCAAGATTTATGTTACGATCGAAATCAGCAACGAGCGCGCCTTGAAGTGCATTCAGGGGTTTGGATTCTCGAAGGAAGCGACGCTGCGGCACCACTTCGGGCACAAGCGGCACGCGGTGGTGCTCTCGATGATGGCGCATGAATACCGGGGCAAGTGGGGTCCGGTTCTGAAGGAGGCCGCATAGGTGGGGAAGTCAGCAGGTAGTCCGCCTCCAGCGCCAGATCCGACCGTAACGGCGCAGGCGCAGGCCGCGGCCAATCAGGAGACCGCGCGCACCCAGGCGGCGTTGAACCGGGTCGATCAATACTCGCCGTATGGGAACATTACGTACGCGCAGCCCGATCCGGAGAATCCGGACCACTACACGATGACCACCACGCTCTCGCCTGAGCAGCAGAAGCTGTATGACGCCACAACGGCCGGGCAGGGCATCTACAGCGACGCCGCGCTGTCGCAGTTGCGGAACGTTCAGGGCATCCTGTCGCAGCCGTTCCAGAGCAACGCACCTACAATTACCGGCAATGCGATGGACGCCGCGTTGCAGGCATATTATCGGGCGGCGGATCAGGGCGACTTTCGGACATCTGCGCCAGAAGTTACAGGCGGCGCGATCGATGACGCCCAGCATGCGCTGCGCAGCGCCCAGGCCGCAGCAAGTCAGCCGGTGAACACCGACTACAACGCCATCCGTCAGCAGGCCATCGATG